GTGACCGGAGAATCGCTGCTGCAAGCGTTTGACCGGCTTGAGGTCATGGAACTGACAGCAGCATCCATTCTGAAATCACAGCGGCTTGGCAGGATGGTGCATATCAGCGATGAAGAGGTTGCCGCGTTGAAGGAAACATATCATCTGGAAGGATGAGACCTTGAGGCTAGCATCAGACATAATGGAAAAAATAGCATCACTCTGCGCTGCGGTGACCATGAAGATGCAGGGAATCAGAGCTGAAAAAAGCTGAGGTCGTTTTGGCAAGTATTTTAATCGTGATAAAGCGGTGGTATGTTGTTGCGCTGACGCCCTAGTAAACAAAAAATACATTGGCGCAGATAACAGCTTAAACTGTATAGAGAGTGTGTCTTGAATTGGGCAAGATTTTAAGCATCGTGGAGTCAAAAGGCTGAGGCATTCTGCTTGTTTTGACGCTTGAAAGATAGCTTCACACAGATTTCCCGCTGTGTATACACAATTTTCACGGCCTGTTCCTGAAAATTTCCATGTGCATGTACTTGTCATTGCACCATTCTCTATGGTACTCTTAATGTGGAAAAAAACAGATGTCCTGTACGGTTGTGACGCAGGAACATCTGTTTTTTTATGCTTTCGCGGCCCGCAGACTTCTCAATAGAACACGGAGGAATACTGCCAATGGAAAATGAAATGACTGGTTATATTTTAACGCTTCTGGAGAATTATGCGAAAACGACCAAGGAAATCGAACTGCTGCGCTATGAACTGCAGCATTGTAATATTGTTTCGCCAGAGGAAATGATCGAGACGCTGGCTTTGTCTCGCCGCGAGAATAATCCGGACAGCAGTTATCCCCATGACGTTGCAGGCATCGCGATGTGCTTTCGGGAGGTAACGGACCGGCTGAACAAAGATGCTTCTAACGAGGTTGCAGCACAATATGTAGCATTGGTTCGCGAACGGGAACGTCTACAATACTATATCAGCCTGTTGGAGCATCGGGAAAGCACGGCCCTGAAGGAGCACTACTTTTTCCAAAAAAGCTGGACGGAGATCGCCAAAGATCTTGGCGTTACCAGAAGAACTGTTTATAAAATACGCGCTGAGGCCATCGACAATCTGGCAAGCTTCTACACATTTACAAAGCAGGTGTTTCGTTTATCGTGAGAAAGCTTTTCAAGAAAATAAATGTGAACAGGAGACAAACAGGGGAATACCTATGATTTGATCCAGAAAAAATACTTCCGCAATAACTTACGGAGAATAGCACATACTTAATCTCACCCTTTCAAGAAATCTCAAAAAGGCAACAGTTTTAATAGGAGGGAATATGAGCAGACAGGAAATGTTTCGAGAATATCCGGATGTTGTTAACATTGAACAGCTTTGTGAGATGCTTGGAGGGGTCAGTGTTAAGGCCGCCTATCAACGTTTGCACAGTGGAGAAATCGCGTTTTTTAGAATTGGAAGGGGATTTCGCATCCCCAAAGAGGATGTAATCAGGTTTGTACGAGAGACGTCTACACGAATAAAAGATGTTTGACGTTCAAATAAGTCTTTTGGATTGAATTGCACTGATTATGCGGCGATGATATAATAAAGCTAGTCATTGGCAGGAATATCGCCGCTACCGAAAGGAGGAGCATATTCAATTATGGTAGCCGGACATCTGCAAATTAAAAAAGGAAAATACTACATGGTTCTCGAGCTGAAAAGTGAGAGCGGCGAGAGAAAAACAAAATGGATCAGCACAGGACTAAGTGCAAAAGGAAATAAGCGGAAAGCAGAAGCGATGCTGGAGGAAGCGCGTGCAAATTACCAAAGCACAGACGCATCAAACGGTGCAGATATACTTTTTGCGGACTATATGCTTTCTTGGGTCGAAATTGTGAGACCAAACCTAGAGGAAAATACATACGCAGGGTATCGAGGTATCATTGAGAAACGCATCGCGCCCTATTTTCGCTCGAAAAAGACTACGCTTGGGGAATTGAAGCCCATCCATATTCAAGAGTTCTACACATTCTGCCAGAATACACTGCATGTAAGTAACAATACTGTGATTCATTATCACGCAAATCTGATGAGTGCATTGAAGTACGCGACGGAAATGGAGCTGATCAGCGTAAATCCAATGGGCAAGGTCAAGCGGCCAAAGCTGATTCAGAATACTGCTAATTTTTATACGCTGGAGGAAGCAGAGCATCTGATTTCCGCGGTGCATGGGGACCCTATCGAATTTCCTGTTATCATGGCGGCCTATTATGGACTGCGAAGAAGTGAGATCGTTGGACTTCGTTGGAAAGCCATTGATTTTGAAAGTGATCGTATAACAATTGACCACACGGTTATTCAGGTAAAAGTTGATGGGGAACTCAAAATCATAGCGAAAGACCGCGCTAAGAACAAAGCAAGCTGCAGAAGCTTGCCGCTGATGCCGCAGATCAAAGAGATGCTGCTCCAGATGAAAAACGAGCAGGAAGAGAATCGAAGGCTTTGTGGGAACTGCTATCATGACAGCGAATATGTATATGTGAACAAGCTTGGAACTCCCTACACGCCCAATTACATTACAGACCATTTTCGCAATTTTTTGAAAAAGAATGAGTTCCGGAAGCTGACCTTTCATGGGTTACGACATAGCTGCGCCAGCATGCTTCTAAAGCAAAGTGTCGGCATGAAAGATATCCAAGCCTGGCTGGGGCACAGCACCTACAACACTACAGCAAACTTCTATGCACATTTGGACACAGCATCCAAGACCTTAGTAGGCGAGACAATGGAAAGCATGTTGACCGTACCACTTAGCACGCCGATGGATGGCTTGCCGGGACAATCGTCAATCCACCGTTGGCAGGCGGCATTATAAAAAAGAATCAGGGCAAGCAATGCTTGCCCTGACGGTGGTGCCGCTGACGGGACTCGAACCCGTACAGTATTTCTACCGGTGAATTTTAAGTCCACTATGTCTACCGATTCCATCACAGCGGCATATGAAAACTGTAAATTCCAGACAGGAGAGAACTCAGGAGAGAACTGAGCTATTGATTCGGGAAATGAAAACTGAAAAACGCTTGATTTTACTGGGGACTTAAGGTTCGGCGGGCAAATAGACCCACCGGATTTTAAGTCCCTTGTGTCTGCCATTCCACCACACCGGCAGGTGGGAATATTTTAGCACTGAATGGCGGGCGCGTCAAGAACAGAAACGGGCGGGGGAAGGAGAAAACGATAAATGTCCGGTTTTTGGGACAGTATGACGTTCGGGCGGATAGAAAATTTCGCCGATTCTTTGTATGTTCTGCCATATTGCAAAAATGGAACAAATGTTTTAATATACAAATACTGCCTCATACATCAGCTGCCGGAAGAACGGAACGGAATTTTAGGAGTGGATGCAGAATGACGAAACACCGAGCAGACAGACAGGACGCATGGGAAACGGCGGACGAGCGGATCGTCCGGCTGTTTGCGGCGCTGAGCCGGGAGGAAAAACAGCAGTTTCTTACTTTTTTTGAAAACGCTCTAAAAACGCGATCATGGCCTGCTTCAGATCATCGTCAGCATGGGAAAGAAGCTCCCTGAGCTGTGCGTCGAGCGGGTCCTCCTCACCGGCCGGTGCGCCGGTGGGGAGCATTTTTTTATCCGTCGCGCCGGTGAGGTAGGCGGGCGTTGTGCCGAGGGCGGCGGCGACGATCTGGAGCTGGTCGGCGCTGGGCTCGGATTTGCCGGCCTTCCAGTCCTGGCAGACGGTCGGCGTACGGCCGATGCGGCGGGCGATGGACGCCTTGGTCACGCCCGTCTCGCGGATCAGCGCTTCGAATCTGCTATAAATAAACAAAACAGACACCTCGCATTTGTGCAAAATAGAGAATCGAATAAAAATGCGACATACCTCCCTTGACAATCGTATATAAATGCGATACACTCAGGGGGCAGGTGCGGAGAGCGCTGCGGGCCGGAAGCAAACAGGCCCGTGGGCCAGGGAATCAGAGGGAGCGGCGCCGCAGCCGGAGATTCATGCAGATTTATTGTATCCGGCGCGGCGCGTTTTGTCAACTGCGTATCGCATAAAAATATGATTGGGTAACCGATGATTCAATCGACAAGAGTTATCAGTGAGAGATTTTGCCGCAAATGAAAGTTTGAAAAACGCAGGAATACTTTGTGTATTTCAAGTTTTTCAAACTGCACAGCTGGGGCAAAAGATCCGCTGAGAACCGCAGACGATTGATTCAGTGGTTACCAAGGGGGGGCGAGGGAAGATGATGCGCGGCTGTGTCTGCCGGTGGTGCGGCGAGGCTGTCACGGAGGCGGACGAGCGGTATGAGGCGATGGACGGCACGGCGGTGCACGCGGAATGCATGGAGGCGCTTTTGCTGGAGACGGTGGGGGTGGAGGCACTGGCGGAGCGCATGGGGTATGAACACAGACGGGAGGTGGAGATGGATGCAGAACGGAGAGAAGGGCTTTGAGCCGGTATGGTGCCCGTTTTACCGGGAGGACAGCGGCAGGAGCATTTACTGCGAGGGAATCACGGACGAGAGCTTTCTGCGGCTGACGTTCGCTTCGGGGCGGGCGAAGCGGCAGCAGATGGAGATCTTCTGCCGGACGAAAAACTGCGAGAAATGCGAGCTTTATACGGCCATCAACGCGAGGTATGCGGATGACTGAGGAAAAGGGCGGAAGAACGCGGAAGGACCCCATCGGCAGAGCGTCCGGGAATCTGGAAAAGGCGCTGGAGACGATCTCGAAGCGGCTGCTGGAGCAGATCAAAGACGGCGAAACGCCGAGCAGGGAGCTGGGCGAGCTGGCAAAGGTGATGAAGCAGGCGGTCGAGATCCGGCAGGAGCTGCAGGAGGAGCACGGCGGGCAGGAGACGGGCGTGCGCGTGGTATTTGAACAGGAAGCGGAGGAATTTTCGGAATGACGGAGCTGCGGATCGGCGCGCCGAATGAGAAGCAGAGGCGGTTTTTACTGGACCGGCACCGGCACATCGCCTATGGCGGGGCCAGAGGCGGCGGGAAGAGCTGGGCTGTGCGCACAAAGGCGAAGCTGCTGGCGCTGCGGTATGCGGGGATCAAGCTTTTGATCGTGCGCAGGACGCTGCGGGAGCTGCAGAACAACCATATCGACCCGCTGCGGCAGGAGCTGGCGGGGATCGCGAAATATAAGGCGGCGGACAAGCGGTTCGAATTTCCAAACGGGTCGACGATCACGTTCGGCTACTGCGCGTGCGACGGCGATATGGGGCAGTATCAGGGCGCGGAATACGACGTGGTGTTTCTCGACGAGGCCGGGCAGCTGCAAAAGGCGTGGATCGACGCGATCAATGCCTGCGTGCGCGGGACAAACGGGCTGCCGAAGCGGACGTACTACACGCTGAACCCCGGCGGGCCGGGGCACGGATATTTTAAACGGCTGTTCATCGACCGCCGGTTCGAGGCGGGTGAGGAGCCGGAGAATTACAGCTTTGTGCAGGCGCTGGTGACGGACAACCGGGCGCTGATGCGGCAGCAGCCGGAGTATTTGAAGCAGCTGGAGACACTGCCGCCGAAGCTGCGCGAGGCGTGGCTGTATGGGTCGTGGGACGTGTATGAGGGGCAGTTTTTTGAGGACTTCCGCGACGTGCCGGAACACTATGAGGACCGGCAGTGGACGCACGTGATCGAGCCGTTTGCGCCGGACAAGGGATGGACGGTCTGCCGGAGCTATGACTTCGGGTATGGAAAGCCGTTTTCCTGTGCGTGGTGGGCGGTCGATTACGACGGCGTGATCTACCGCATTCTGGAGCTTTACGGATGCACGCGGATGCCGAACGAGGGCGTCAAGTGGACGCCGGACCGGCAGTTTGCCGAGATCAGGCGGATTGAGACGGAGCATCCGTGGCTCAAGGGCCGGGAGATCACGGGCGTGGCGGACCCGGCGATCTGGGACGCCTCGCGCGGGGAAAGCGTGGCGCAGACGGCGGCGCGGTACGGCGTGTATTTTACGCCGGGCGACAACGAGCGCATCGCGGGCTGGATGCAGTGCCATTACCGGCTGCAGTTCGATGAGAACGGGTACCCGCGTATGTATGTATTCAAAAACTGCAAAGCATTTATCCGGACGGTGCCGCTGATGCTGTATTCACAGACGCGGCCGGAGGATCTGGACACAGCAATGGAGGATCATGTGTGCGACGAATGGCGGTATTTCTGTATGTCGCGGCCGGTGAAGCCGATGATGCAGGCGCAGACGGCGGCGGTCTGGTCAGACCCGCTGAATCAAATCAGAAGCTAGGAGGAAGCAATGGAGGTACGGACAACAGGCGTTCCCGTCATTGGGGCGCGGGAGCTGCGGCGGGCGGCGGATATTCTGCGCCGCTACAAGCAGGGCAAGCAGAATCTGGAACGGCGCATCATCGCCGACGAGGACTGGTGGAAGCTGCGGCAGTGGCGGCAGTTTTCGGATAAGGGAAACCCGAATGACGACCGGCCCGCGTCCGGGTGGCTGTTCAACGTCATCATGGGCAAGCACGCGGATGCAGTCGCGGCCTATCCGGGGCCGGTCATCCGACCGCGCGAGCCGGACGACCGGCAGGAGGCGCAGATGCTCTCGTCGATCATCCCGTGCATTCTGGAGCAGAACGACTTTGAGGAGGTCTATTCCGACACGTGCTGGCAGAAGATGAAGCAGGGCACGGGCGTGTGGGGCGTGTACTGGGATCAGGATAAGCTCGGCGGACTGGGGGATATCTCCATCCGGCCTGTGAATGTGCTGAACCTGTTCTGGGAGCCGGGCGTGACGGATATCCAGAAGTCGCAGAACGTGTTCTATCTGGAGCTGGAGGACAACGAGACGCTGCTGGCGGCGTATCCGCAGCTGGCGGGGAAGCTCGGCGGGAGCAGCGCGGTGCTTTCGCGGTACCGGACGGACGATGCGGTCGATCTTTCGGAGAAGACGCTGGTGGTGGACTGGTATTACAAGAAGCGT